ATTGACTTTACTAACGTAGGTCTTGCAACGGCAATAAGCACAGTAGGTAGTGGAACTGTAGGCGCACTAACGGGTGCAAAACGTGCTAAGACTTCATTTGAAGCAGAAAAAATTCGTCAAGTTGCACTGAGTAAAGAAAAAGTTGTAATTGAAACTGCTTACAAAAAGTTTTCTCAACCTATTCTTAAAAGTAAAAAAGGAAGTACATACACACCTAAAAGCACAATTGGTAAGGATGCAAAAGACTTATCAAAGAAAATGTTTTTGTCTCTTGAAGAGACCGCTCCTGAAAAATTAAAACTAGGACAAAAATTAAAAAAGAGATTACAGGCTGATGGTAGATTTGACCCTACTACAGAAAAGAAAGTTATAGAAAATATTGCTACTGCAGCATCTCGTATAATTAATCAGATACCACCAGTAGGAAAACTTACAGCAAAAGGTGTAAAAAAAGAACGTATTACTTCTCGTATTGCACGTGGTATACAAGAAGGTCATATCAACAACGCTGGTATAGCAAAGATAATGCGTGAGCAT